AAATAAATTTATTGATACACGTTCTTTTGATTCTCAAGAAGGTTCCTTACAGGTAGGTTCTGGTTCTTTAAAAGATTTGTTCAATCAAATAAACGGTATCGCTACAGCTAATTTTGTTAGCATCCCTGAAGAAGATGTTTGGGATATGGTCAGTCGTGTTAGACGAGAAGAAATGACTATTCAATCTGTTTATGATATGGTCACTGATCGTGTTGGAGATCAATACGATTTTTTAACTACTAAACCTATATACGATAGGATTAAAGGAACTGCTTTTAATCCTGAAAATCCTGCTGGGTTTTCTTCTTTGTCAAGTCATCTTGAACCTGTGCGTTCTTCTATTGCTTCTACTTGGGGATTATCTTCTAGTGAAATAGATTTATCAAAAGAATTCGGTCCTAATTTAGATGGTCTTATTATCGGTGAAGGTGCCGATCAAAGGTTTATGAATTCTCGTGAAGCTAAAAATTGGGCTAGGTTACAGCCTCGATTTAAAGAATCACATGAGTATAAAACAAGTATGGGTAATATTACTCGTGAATTATTAAGAACTTTTGGAGCGATTTAAATGAGTTTTGTAGGAGATACAGAGTTTTTTGAGGGTGAAGAAATGTATTGGAGGGAAGCTAAAAATCTTCGTGAAGGGCGTAACAGATATTTTAATTCTGTAATGTTTGAAGCAAAGGAAATGACAGAAGAACAAGCTGAAGCTTCTGGTGTTGCTATAGAAACTGCTTTAGCCGCACAAGCTTCAAGAGTAAGCCCTACTAATCCATTAGGGGAAGATTTAAGCGATCCTAAATATAAAGAATTTTTTGAAGGTTTTAATTTAGATGAACGAGGCAGAGTTGTAGGTACTGGTTGGACTCCTTACCAATTATACGATCAGGCACAACGTACTGGTGGTCGCGTTTGGGCAGGAGAAGCACCAGCAGGAGCTATGGCTGGAACCACTTCTGAAGATGCCGAGTTTGCTTCTAGTGAATCTAATGATCCGAGTGAAGAAGCTAAAAAAGGATTACGACAAGCTTTTTATAGTGCATTACAAACAGCCGGATTAGATAAAGAAACAATCGAGTCTTTATGGACATGGGCTGAAGAAAGATTAATAACTGATTCCTCATTTACTGCCGCTCAAGCATTAGTTGAAATGTATGACCAACCTGCTTTTCAAAAACGCTTTCCGGGTATTACTGAAATGAGAAAAGTTGCAGGACGTAGAGATATTCCTTCTCCTGCTGAATATTTAACCAGAGAAAAAAATATGCAACGGTTATTGCAACGATATGGTTTAGATAAACTTCCTTACAATTTAGATAGTCTTGTTTCAGAATCTTTTGTCAGTAGTATTAGCGAAACAGAACTTGCAGAAAGAATGAATATGGCTTCTGAGCTTATTTATAATGCTCCTGAAGAAGTTAAAACTACTTTTGAAAAATGGTATGGCCCTGCTGGTGAAGCCGCTTTAATGGCTACGTTTCTTGATCCTGATGAAAAAGTATTTGGTGATTGGAAAAAACTTACTACTTTAAAATCTAATGTACGTACAGCAGAAATTGGTGGTTGGTCAGAAATGTATATGGGGTTAGATTCTCCTATAGCAGAAGAAACAGCTAAAACTATAGGTAAATTAGGTTTAGCTACAGCAGATATTTGGTCAAACTTCAAATCAATTAAACAACAAGAGGATCTTTTCGCAGAAAAAATTGGTGAAGAAGATTTACGTATGGAAGTTGAAGGTGTTGCTGGAGAATTTGGTTTAGATTTTGATGCAAAAGAAAGTGTAAGCCAGCGTTTAGAAAATAGACAAGCGGCTTTTGCTGGTGGAGGTACTGCAATGATAAGCGGTAGACAAACAGGATTTGGAAGTGCTAATGCCTAAATACGCAACTAGCTCTTCCAAAGGGAAGGCTAAGAAAGTACCATACAAGAAGGTAAAGAAAGGTAAACGTAAATAATGTTTAACAAAGACGTACTAGAGAGAGTGATTGCCACATTCGCGCAGTCATTCCTTGCTGTGTTCACCATTGGTGACATGGGAAGCATGAAAGCGGCTGGACTTGCAGGAGCTACTGCTGTTCTCAGCCTTGTTAAGAGTGTTGTTGCCAAGCAGTTTGGTGATGGATCGGCTTCAGCCGCCAGCTAATGACTGACGTTACCGACCTTAAACAAGTCAAAGTATCTAGGATAACCCTCGGACTTATCATGTCCGTGGCTATTACCAGTGGAGTGGTCGTATGGAATGCGGCTAGTATTGCTGGCAGGATAGATGATTTGGAAAAACAGGTGCAGGTAATTGAAGGAAACACTGGGACAGACAGTACAGTTTTGGCAAAACTTGATGAAATATCTCAAGGTGTCATGGAAAATGCTGGCGGTCTTGATGATCTGCGGAGCGCTAGGGTCGATGACCTTAGCCGTTTTACTCCTGCTCACATTACAAGCGCTATGGCGGCTGATGTAGAAATAATCAGAGATGATGTTGATGAGATGAAAGAGATCATTGCTTCTATGGCTTGGGTTCCTTCAGAATTTAGTACGATCTGGGATCGTATCTATCTAGCTGAAGAAGCTATCCAAAGTAAAGCGTGGGGAGAGAAATTCTACAACGAAAATGAATAAGACTGTTAAGCTCATCACTGCGATAACAGCCTTGTTAGTAGCTGTAGGTACTTTAATCGGAACAATCACTGTTACTTTAGGTAAGGGTGATGACGGCGCTAAGTATTCTTACACCACAATAGTTCTAGACAGTCCAGAAAAATACGAGCAGTTCATACAGAACCATCCCGGCTAATGCCAAAAGTTTGGATCGACCAAGACTTATGCACAGGCGATGGCTTGTGCGAAGAGATAGCACCTGACGTATTCTTTGGGCATGATGACGGCTTGTTTTATGTAAGAGAAGTAGGCACTCCTGTACCTAAAGAACCCACTCACCGTATGGGAGAGTCAGTTAAAGTACCTGACCACCTGTTAGAAGTCGTTATTGAAGCGGCAGAAGAATGTCCCGGAGAGTGCATATTCCTTGATCCTGACTGATATTCAGGTATACTAACCGTAGGCCGTCTGTGAGCTTATATAGGCCGGACGCGAGCTTATCCATTGGGCTTTACCCACGCACCTAATGAGTATGTAGTGGAGGTTGAACCAGCTAGTGACGACTGGGGAAACGAATTAGTCACACACCGCATAGTTCCTCCGACTATGTGCGACAGTAAAGGAGTGATAGATATGGCAGATGAAGAAACTGGTGGAATAAAAGAACTTCGAGATGCGGCAGATCGAGGACGCGAAGCAATTCAAGAACGCGATCTACTAAAACGAGAAGTAGCTTTTATGAAAGCTGGAGTTGATACTGATTCTAAAGCAGGGCAGTTATTGTTTAAGGCTTATGATGGCGAACTGGATACAGAAGCTATACAAGCTGAATGGCAAGAATTAGCTCCTACCCCTGTTCCCGTTGTAGAACCGGAACCGGCGCAGGATACTGTTAATGAAGCTGATACGCAAGTATCACAACAGAGACAGGCACTAGCTGAAGATAATGTTTCAGTAGAAGCAAGTACTCAAAGTCCTTATGAGCAAGGGTTTCAGGAATTTAAAAAAGCGTATGATGAAGGTACTCCGAAGGAAGATTCGGCGGCAAGATTTGTACACACTGTTCTTGAAGCGGCTAGTCAAGGCGACGAACGAGTCTTATCTGACTAATGCCTACATATGTTTACGAATGTAAGGTGTGTACTCCTCCCTCCCTTTGGGAGTTAGTACAAAGCATGAAGGACGAACCTGTAAAGGTTTGCCCACATTGTGGCAAGGATTCCGCGAAGCGGATTCTTCAGTCACCAGCTTTAACGGCTGATGCTACTCCGAACAGGGAACGGAATAAGATTCCTCCAAGAAGGGCAGAGCCTAATTGGGAAAAAGGAAGAGCCGGTGAACATAGGGCGGATGGGTCTTTTGTCCCATACCGTAAGGCTGATGGTTCAACCATACCTATCAAAGAATTTACTGATAATCGCTCAAAGTATGAAGGGCTGTTGCGGGACAGAAAGAACAGACAATCCACTACTAATTAAAGGAGCGATAACATGGCTATAGTTGGCTATGGAGGTAAAGTAACCTCATATGATCTTGCCGTTGGCGTTAAGATCAACATGGATGAACTCATTTACATGATTTCACCCACAGACTCTCCGTTTATCAACGGTATTGGAACTGATGGAAGGCAACTTCTTGGCAGTTCTCCCGTAGATCAGCAAGAGTTTAAATGGATGGACGAAGAACTTTTGATTCCTCGTGCAACCGTAACCGATACAGGATCCGCAGGAGCAGGAGCAACAGATGTTACTGTATCTGCCGCGGATTCTTATAAATTCCAAGTTGATGACCTTATCACTATAGGTGAAGCAGATGCCGCCGTTAACGCGGCAGTAAAGCGCGTTACGCATGTCAACAACACCGCTGGTGTTTTGACTCTTGCGGACTGGGCAAACTCTGCTGATTGGCCAGCAACAACAGCCGCACATGCAGACACAGTTATCTGTGTAGGTACTGCATTGGTTGAAGGTTCCGATCCGGGAGAAGCACGTTCAGCAGATCGCACGATCCGCACAAACTGCACCCAAATTTTCGGACCTACCCCTATCCACATGTCCCGTTCAGAACAGCAGGTAACACGTTATGGTGTATCTGATGAGTTCGCCAAGCAAGTTTATGGCCGCTCAGTTGAGAACGTGATAACTCGTGAACAGGCTTACTTGTATGGTCAGTACAACAATGACACTTCAAACAAGCGTCGTTCAACTGGTGGGCTTAACTACCACATTACTTCCAATACCGACACAACAACTACGTTGACTGTCGCCGCATTGGAAGCACTACAGCAGAAATGCTACAACGCAGGCGGTATGCCAGATCTTCTGATTGCTAACCCTGCCTCGTTTGCTACACTCAACGCAGTATCAGATAGTGGCCGTGTACGCACAGTCATTGATGATCCTCGCCGTGGCCGTGTACCTGTAGCATCCGTCTTCACCGAGTTTGGTGAAACACAGATGCTCAGGAACCGCTGGTGTCACGCTGAGACAGCGTTCTTGGTCGCGAAGGATGGCATCTCTCGTAGAGTTATGCAACCTCTCGTTGTCGAGGCTCTCGCTAAAACAG